GTAAATTGAAGTTGTTCAATTAAATATTCATGAGAAGCTTGTGCAAATCGTTTACGTTCTTCAGAATCTAAATAAACATAATCAATTAAAAGGTAAGAATCAGACATTAGCTGTTTATTAAATACCGGTTTTGCAGACCCAACATAATTAATACAGTTTACAGAATCACGATATTTGAGAGTAATACGTACATCGTGATATTGAAGAGCAATAAGAGGTAGAGCTAATCCGTTATTACGGTTGAACCAAAACTGAAGTGGAATATATAGTTGGTGTGCATTGAAACCCTCAGAACTAATGTTAGTTAATTCAGGAACATCACCGATCATTTTAGCATAACCACGTTCTTGTCCAGTTTTATGCGTTAGCTCATACCAAATATTAAGCCAATCACCATATTGTTCATCAATTTTAGAACCACCTATTTCGATTTTAACAGTTTCAATTAGTGCATGTCCAAGTCTATTAACATATCCCCATTCAACAACGTTGGTTGGTTGAGAATTTAACATAACAACAACATACATATTAGTAATTAGATCACCGTTGCGATTGATGTTGCAGGTAACAGTGCGACCAAAATCTGCAGAACCGTTCCAAGTCTGTTGAATAGGTTCAACAGAAAAGTTAGTATGACGTCTATAAACAACTTTGAAAAAAGTAATTTGTGGATTACCGGAAAGGTAAACATCTTGTGCGCCGTAAGCGACGAGTTGCATTAAACCACCACCCATATTATATATATATTTATAACTAGAAATTTTTTTTTATAGATTTTTTTTAATTAAATTTTTTTATATATTTTTTTTATTAATTTTTTTTTGTAAAAATACTTTTTATAGATTTTTAATTTATATTTTCTAAATATTTTTTATTAATTTTTAAATATAAATTAAAAAATCTGTATATTTTTCTAAAATATGAAATAAATTTTAGAAAAAATAAAAATATATAATTATTTAAAGTCTTTTTTATATTTATTATATATATATATAATATGATAAATACACAAGGTTCGGATGGGCCATCAAAATATAAAAAAAATAAACAGGTGTCGCTAAAAGAATCAAATACTTTGGATAATAAACATAGACAAATGGTTAAATATTTTAATGATAAAAAAGATGAAAATTCTGATTTAATTAATCAAATAAATAGTATAGTAAATGAGATTAATACAATGGATGAACGCAGAGATAGTTTTACATTATTAGATATTAAAAATAGAGCAAATTTACTAGATAAAAAAGATAATTTAGAAATAGAATATAATAGTATTAAATCAAATTTTGATGAAATGGATTATTATGATAATGCTGGTGATTTAATATCTGATTATTATGAAATGAGAGATAAAAAAGAACCTATTGTTAAGGAAACAAAAAATATAATGGAATTTTTATGTAATAAAAAAGAAAAACAAAATGCTAATTCATTAAATAATGAAGTTACTGTAGTAAATAGAGCTGGATTATTTGAAAAATATTGTCAACGTGTTGAAGGTATCCGGGTAGTTCATGATGATGGATCAAATAGAATTAAATATTGTGAAGATTGTACTATTGAAAAAATATTAGATATGTCAGAAAGTGCATATATATGTCCATGTTGCGGTGATAGTGAAACAATAATATTAGATGAAGATAGACAAATAAAAGATTATAGTCCATATAGACGATTAAACCATTTTCGTGAATGGCTTAATCAATTTCAAGCCAAACAAAGCCCTGATATTCCAGAACAAGTATTTATTGATATTGTTAAAGAACTTAATAAAAAACGTATAACAGATTTATCAATATTAAATAAAAAGAAAATGAAGATTATTTTAAAGAAATTAAATTATAATAGTTATTATGAACACGTTGCATATATTATTAATAAATTAAATAATTTACCACCACCAAAAATTACACGTGATATGGAAAAATTATTTATATCAATGTTTTTTAAGATACAAGAACCATGGGAAATGTTTAAACAAATTGACCGTAAGAATTTTTTATCATATTCATATGTACTTCATAAATTTTGCGAATTACTCGAATTAGATCATTTATTTGAGTGTTTTCCATTACATAAAGATCCTGACAAAATAATGGAAAATGATCAAATATGGGAAAAAATATGTAAACATTTAAATTGGGAGTATATTAGTTCATTTAAATAATTTAATTAAAATAATATCTATTATAATTAAATGAATTATATTTTATATTTTATTGCTTTAATAATTTTATGCAGTGTAATAAAATTAATAATTTATATATCAAAAAAAACAACTAAAAGTAATCAAGAATTATTTGATGAATTATTAATAAAACAAGAAGATAAAAATTTACAAACATATGATGAAATGATATATGATTTAAAACCAAGTAATATATATAGTAACATGTTTTCAAATCCTTCTATATGGTTTGGTTATAGTGATTTTAATGAAAAAGATGTTACTGACAAGATTTATGTAAAATCAACTTAAATTATTTAATAAAATTGACATAAAGAAATAATTTATTTATTATATAATGTCAAAAGTAGATTATTTAACTGAAGATACTATTTTACCAAGAGATCAAAAATTTATTTGCATGAGTTTCTTAACTGATAAAGATAATAAAACATCATTATCTGGTATTAAACTAAGAGGTGCATTTAGTACATATGATGAAGCGTGTGAACATGCAAAAAAACTACAATCAATTGATCAATATTTTAATGTATTTGTAGGTGAAATGGGTAAGTGGTTACCATTTGATCCTAATCCAGATTCAGAAGCTGTTAAAGATTCACAATATGCAAATGCAGAATTAAATACAATGATGAAATCGTATCTTGAAAATCAAGAAAAAGCTAAAATTTTTCATGAACAACGTAAACAAGAACTTGTTCGTGAAACTGTTTTGGAAAATATTCAAATACGAAAAGATAATTTACAAGATTTGGAGAAGAAATTAGATGATTCTACTAATAAAGAATCAGTAGAAGAAAATATTAAAACAATTGAAGAACAAATTAAGAATATGGAAAGTCGAAAATTAGAATTAGATAGTCAAATAGAAAATTTAGCTCAACAGGTTAAATTATTTGATACAAATAATGAATCTGAATATTTGAAAGGACCTAAAATTATTGATAGTTCATATGAAACAAAGTCATAAATTATCATTTACATTAATTATCGTTTACTTTAATTATTGTTTACATTAATTATCGTTTACTTTAATTATTGTTTACTTTAATTATCGTTTACTTTAATTATCGTTTACTTTAATTATCGTTTACTTTAATTATCATTTACATTAATTATCATTTACATTAATTATCGTTTACATTAACATTAAATAAAATAATAATTATTAATTTATTATTATTTTATTTTTTCAACCGCAACTCTAATAGAATTTTTTCGTTTGGATACAAGATCTAATGGATTAAAAACGTCTAGTCTTTTATTCCATTCTTTATCATATGCTGTTTTATGATATTTATGAAATTTATTACAACCAATTTTAAAGGTTGGAACATTTTTAGCTTTATACCAAAATACTTTATCAGTTAAATTTTTTGAATGAACTCTATTATCAATAACCATTATTCCATAATTTTCAGTTATATCACTAAAAACTTGTTGGAAAATATCAAACGTTGGAAACATACCAGCATAATGTTCATATAATCTTTTACGATTAGAAATGGTATCTTCAGCCAATAAAAATATATAATCAAAATTTGATCTCATTTCAGGGGGGATACCAACAGAATATTGCATTGTTAATATAAATGATAAATGATGATGCCTACCATTAAAAAATAATTCAAGAATATTTGGATCTTTTAGCCAAGTACCTTTAGAACTCATACAATCATCCATAATTAACATTAATGAATCATTCTTTATTTTTTTTTTATCTTTTATTCTTTTTTTATTATCTTCATTTATTTTCGATTGTCTTTCATAAATTCTTGCTAAAATATCACTTGAATATTCTGAATAAATATAACTATCTGGTATAAATTCTGAATAAAATGAATTAAGTTTTTCAGTTCGACTGATAGCAATTGCTGCAGCAATATTTTTTTTTTGATACATAATTTCTCTAGTTAAAAATGATTTACCGGTTGCACGTTTTGCAATCATTGCAATTGTACAATGATCAACCATTTCATTGATTTTAAATGGTTTAATTGGTATTTTTGTTGCTCCAAATCCAACTTCTTTTGTTGACATATTATAATATAATAGAATTAGATTATAATATATTAGAATAAAATTTATAAAACTAAAAATCAGGTAAACCGGTATATATTTGCTGTTCTGTTATAATTTTAGTTGGTTTTTCTATTACTTGTTTATTTGGTATTGGTATTTGTGTTGGTGTTGATATTGAAAACTCTGTAATATTTTTTTGACATGATTCTTTTGTTAATAATAATTCGGGTAAATTAATTATTAATCCAATTATTGCACTTACAAGCGTTGGAAATTTGTATTTATCATATAATGTATTTCTAGTTTTATTATATTTTTTATCATCAATGTTCTGAAACCATGTTATAATTAAAAATGTACTTAATATTATAAGTAATTGTTTTAAAATTAAAGTCATTAAAATAATAAAGAAAATAAAAAAATTTAAACAATAATTTCTATATTAAGATATATGACATCTTGTAATAATATTAAACAATCTAATTTATCTCATGTAGAAAGATTTACTAAATATATATTAATTGGATTAATAGTTGTAATAGCTACACGATATATTCCAGATACTATTTTACAAACTAAAGAAATTATAATGATAGGTATAACTTCATCAATCGCATATGCTATTTTAGATATGATATCGCCAACTATTAAAATACAACAATTAACTCAAAAAAAAAATAATGTACTTGTTGAAGCATTTAATATTTAATATTAAAATTTAAAATTGTAAATAATTATTAAAATATTTTTTGTTTTTATTGTTATTATTATTGTTATTATTATTGTTATTAGGTTGTACTGGTGCTGTTGCTCCCATGTTTGAGAATATTTGTAGATATTTTTGATCATTTTCTTCCTGACTATAATTTAAACTAGTTTCGAGATCAGTATCCATTATTAAATCATTTTTTAAAATTTTTTTAATTTTTGTATCAATTGTTTCCGGTTCTGTAATATTTTGTTGTTTTGTTAGTTTATTTATTTCTTCCATTTTTGCATCAATTGTTTCTTGTTTAATATTTTGTTCTTTTGTTAGTTTATTTATTTCTTGCATTTTTGCATCAATTGTTTCTTGTTTATTATGATTATTATTTTGTTCTTTTTTTAGTTTTTCTAATTCAGATGTTATATTTGATTCAGAATTAGAACTTGTTATATTAGAATCTTCTTTTATTAATAAAGATATATCAGTTGACGTTACTGAATTATTATTAATAATATTAAGAATTTTAGAACCAATTGTTTTATCATCTGATGTAGATTGTATTGTTTTAGGTTTTAGATCTATTTGTTCAAGTGGTGGAATTAAATTATTATTATTATTATTATTA